TCATAGCCGGAAGCTTTCCTGACCTTATCCACCGCCTCACCGTCTCGGGATGAGTCCCGAGGGCGGATGCGATCTCTTGGACGGTTAGAAGTTTTACGCTCACGCAAGCCAAAGTAGCAGCGTGTTGTAAACTGTCGAGAGTTTTCTTTCGGAAAGTTTACTCGGAGGGTTGTTGGAAGCCCCGGCGAGCGGCGACTGGCGTGAGGGTTTGGCCTGATTGCACGAGTTCCCGAACAAACTGCTTCTTAGCTATGAGCAGGCCATCATCGTAGGCGCGTTGCAGGAGCTTGAGTTTTCGCTCATCGCCGCCCTGCTGGAAGCGCGGACGCATAAACTCCTGTTCTGCCCTCAATCTGCGGTATTGCCCCACCAATTCGCTGTATCGATCGAACTGTTCGGGAGCCATCCGCTCGTAGGTCTTCTGCTTCCAAGTCAGGCTTGGATTGGGAACTGAAGGGATCGCGCTGTTGTCAGCGGTTCTCCGCCAGATTGTGTAGATCGATGTGTTGAGCGGATCGGCATCGATCTCGCGGGCCTTCCAAGCATTGAAGAACTGATAGACCCAAGGGTTGCTGCCCTTTGGAGTCTGCTCCACGGCTTGACCCCACAAATCCCGGCGCACCGGCATGGCGTTCGGATCCTTTACACCAGGGATGGCCAACCCAAGGGCGGCGTACCGCTGATTGAGTTCATCGACGGTATCCTTGATGAAGCTCTGGCCACCGATTACCGGCAGCTTGTCGCGTTCAGCGCGGCGGACAGATCCCAGGACGGCTGGAGCCAAGGGCGTTGCAGCGGTGACTGCAAGATTCTTGAGCCATCGATCCATTGAGTTGCTGGATTCTTGGGAGAGCAGCTTGATGAAGTCGCTGGTTCCCTTGAGGAACTGCTGCTCCATCACGAAGTTGAGTCCAGAGGTTGGAACGCCTTTGAAAACCGTGGTCATCAGCTCCTCGTTGGTGCGTCCACGTTCCGATTGCCGAAGGGCTGTTCCAGCCATGATTCCCAATGCGCCAGCGGTTCCTAGCGAAGAGAGATCGACAACGGTGTCTCCCCCCTGAAACTCTGTTTTACCCCCACCAACTAGCCGTTTGACCGCTGATAGGTTGATCGTGCCTGGAGGCATCACGCCACCAGCTTTGGCCAACTCACGAGCCTTGTTGGTCTCACCAGCGGTATCAAGGTTCGGGGTGATGATCCCTTTGTGGTAGAGGTAACCAAAAGCCGTTGTAACCATTGCTCCGACAGCGATTCGAGATGCCGCGATATTGCGATCACGAGGACTCATTTTGCTCCAATCCTGCAACGCGCCGGCAGGAGTAAACTGAAGAGCTTCTGCGGCTACATTGATGGGGGTCTTTTGGAACAGCGAGATGAGGCGATAGGGAATGTAGCCTGAGGATCCCAGTTCATTTTTGATAAACCGATTGATGCCGGCGACTGCTTTGGTGGCCGTGTTATCTTGTTGAAACACCGATCTAGCCGATTCGGTTTCGATGGTAGCCAGATCATCTTCGGTGAATCCGCGGCGACCGCGCTGGGCTTCCACATCGGTAACGAACGCAAGCTTTGGATCTCGCACGGCGATCTGGATCTGGGCTTCAGACAAACCCTTGGTGCGACCGATCTCGCTGATGATGCGGGCGCGTTCCGCCTGTCGAAACGGGATGTCTGTAGCCTGAGTAAGGCGAAGCATGATGTCCGGAAGGATGCCGACGGTTGCTTCGGTCAGGTTTCGAGGAGATAGCGCGGAACCAATTTTGCCAGCAGCAAAGTCCTCGGCAATTCGCCGCCATGCCCGCTGGAAATTGAGCGGGTTACCAATGCTGGTTCCCAACTCATACGGCATCGCATTGGATCCTTTTAGAAGGGTCTTAAGAGCGGTTGGCAGCGATCTCCCGATTGCATCGATTCGATCAATGGTACGAGCGCGTCTGTTGTAGGAGTTGTTCTTGTCCTTTGAGAAGGTCGCGTCGATGAGTGCGGCACCGGCATCTCCAAGCTCACGCAAAGGGTAATTGATGGCATTACCCACTACGTTGCGGACGATGGATATTGGACCCATTACGGAACCCTGGACCATCGAGATGAACAGGTCCGCGGCATCGGCTGGATTGATCTTGGAAATTGCCTCGTTGAGGATGACATCGATCTCGGATCGTTTCGCATCGGCCAAGTCCAGTTGCTTGATGCTCTGGTTTATTGCAGCGACATCATTGGCAGCGAACGCATCACGGGCAACGCGACCTGCGGCCAGGACTTCATTGTCGGCCAGCTTTAGCCTGCTCGCACCGTCCATCAAGATAGCTGCCTGTTGCTGGGTAAGAGGCGGTCGTTTCTTATTTGCGAGCGAATCTTGAACCAGCCGAACCAACCCCTCTGGAGTGGAGGAATTGAGGAGCTTGAACTGATTGATGAGCTGACCCCAAGTGGTTCCGCTTTTGGACAGAGACAGGACGGTGCTGCTGGCCCCAGCCATATCGCCTGAATTGATCTGGCGACTGAATGTTTCCATTCCAGAAGCGACCCTGGTGTTGGACTCTGGGTCTGCCATATCAGCAGCGAGCTGAGTCATCGTCATCGACGATGCGCGATCAACCACCTCGTTCCTATTCTGCTGCTCGTACTGCGATTCAGGAGACTGACGCACTGTCTGTCGCACCTCTTCAGGAACTGACTCAGCCTCGGCAACACGCCCTGCGAACTTGCGCGTCTTTTCCTCGGGCCGTTGGAAACGGAAACTGGTTGGATCTCCGGTTTGTGGGTTTTTAACAAAAACTGTATTTCCGATTTGAACAGCCTCATCCCCTCCTATAATTGGGGTTACACCATCAGCCCTGTTGTAAAAGTATGAATGCCTGTCAGGATTGAACCCAACTTGTGTCCAAGTGTTTATGTCGCTTGGGATTGATTGAGATTCATGCTTTGTTCCTTTTGCGACAATCGCAGGATTCTTTGCAGCACCAGCACCTATCTTGAGCGATTGGTTTTCCATTCCTTTCGTGGGAACCATTTTGATGTTCCTAACACGAATGAACGGCTCGTATGTTGTTATATCTCCGCTGGTTCCAGTAACAACGCCAACACCAAAATCAGTCATTGCAGGAACGTCCTGCCTGAGTGTCATTTCAGATCCAGCGGGTATTTCGTTTAGCTTCCCAACATTAGCTTTTTTCCTTGGATCGCTTAACGATCCTCTAATTGTATTAAAGTCTGGAAGAGATTTTGATGAAAATTCAGGAACTTTTCTAACCGGAATATCTCGATTGATTGCAGCCTGTAACGCCTCTCTGTCGAGTGTTCCTCCAGATTGAAGAGCTTCAAGTTGTGTCCTTACATTGGGAGAAAATATTCTACCACTTTCCATCATCTCGGCTTGTGAGCCTGGAGTGGATTGCTTGAACTTTTCATATGCGGCAGATCGACGCTCTGAAATTGTTTGAAGTTCTTCATCCCTCTGCGTCCGCTGCTCACCAGCTTTCGGAGCAGTCACTCCCTTCCAAGGAACTGACTCGGTGGTTGCGTAGTGCATCCACGCGATGGCGTCTTCGGGCGAAACCTTTCCAGTGAAGAGTTGCTTGGTGGAAGCCTTGAAGGCGTTGAACCAAGACCGGATCTCACTACGCTGGATGTTCGGGATCTGCTCTCCGAACGATTGGATAAGACCTTCTTCAAGCGCGAGTTCCTGGGCCTGCTTAGGCGTGAGCTTTCCTTCCTGAACCTCAGCATTGCGGGCCAGAAGCTCGCTCTTGTACGCGGGACTGTCTTGAGCGGACTCAAGCAGTGACTTCCGCATGGAAGGATTCGTAACCCCTTGGAACACATCGTGACCGATTTCATGGATGGCGGTATCACGAGTGGCCATCAACGGGTTTACGCGGACGATGCGGTTACCAGTCTTAGGATCAGACAGGTACATACCTCGGATCTCGGTTGATCCAATGAACGGACGATCAAGCTCGATGGTTAGATTGCGGCGAGCGGCGATCTTGGCGGCTGCATCGATGTCGGACTGAGTGATCTTTGCGCCTTCGCCTTCGCCTTGGAAACGGCTGTAGATGTCGTTGTAGATCTCACGGGCGGCGGCAACACCTTGCTTGTTCCGCATTTTCTTCTGTTCGTTCAGAAGATCTTGAGCGGCCAAGCCCTCCTCCATAAGACCAGCCTCTGCGTTTTGTTTCTGAATCGACTCTGCCTTAGCAATATCCTCTGGAGCAGGGCGCATCCAATCGGGAGTTTCTTGGTATGATCTTGATTTCTGCCTGAGTTTTTCGATGACGCTGTTAGGCGTATCGGATCCCTCAATTTTGATTCCGTTTTTCTCAGCAATGTTTTTGAGATTGTTAGTTATAAAACCAGGAACACCACCTTGATCCACCTTAGTCAAAAGGTCTGCGGCATCATCCGTGATGTTTTTGTAGGTTTGAGTTTTAGCGGCCTCACTTTGTTTGGCAGCGTTCTCGTAAGCATCTTGAAGCCCTTCCTGATACTGCTTTGAAATAAACTCAGGAAGCGTTGTTGGATCGTTAATGACACGAGCAACATCCGGATCGTTGGCCAACTCATTGAGGCGATCACGAGGGATCTTAAGCTTAACACTTTCAGCCGCTTGTTTGATCAGGTCAATGGTTGGTTCTGCTTCGGATTTCCACCAGTTCTCGTACTGCTTGGCCGCTTTCTCTTCGCTGATAGGACGATTGCGCTGATCCATTTCAGTTCCAAAGAACTGTTCAGGAGCAACCTTCTCGCGTCCAATTCCAAGCCGTTCCTCACGAGGCGTGGTAAACTCTTCCGGCGTTTCCGCCATAAACCTTGCACGTTCAAGATCCAGCTTCTGAAGCGGAGCGTCTTGCGGTCCTTCCGACATACCAAGCTTACGTCCCAACCTGGTTGGACGATTGAAGAGGGTGCCAAGTGCAACGTCCGCTGCAAATTGTCCACCAGAGAACTCTCCTCCTTGAGCAACATCAGCGATCTGTTGACCGGTAGATTGAGCGACGTTGGCCGCTACGTTCATGGCAGGCTCAACAAACGCCGGCTTGGTGATAGCCTCACGAAGCGTAGTCTGACGAGTCAGTGGCCTACCGAGTTCGCTGAGTCCTTTGAGGGATGGGCGAGCGGTTAGCGCGGTGGGAAGGAACCCTCCAGCAGCCGAAGCGAAAGGCTGTTCTCTTTGGCCTTCCGCCAGTTTCTCAAGCGTCTCAGGAGAGTACCTCTCAAGCAGTGCTTCCTGAGCTTTGCTGGTAGCGTAAGCAGCCGCAGCACCGGCACTCAACGCGCCTAAACCTCCGCCTACAAGCACTCCAACAGGACCAAACGGTGCGCCAAGCAAGGCTCCACCCTTACCACCTGCCACCGAAGCAGGAATAGCAGTGAGAGAAGGAGCAACGCTGACAGCAGCCGATCTAGCTCCAGCTTCAAGCTTACCCATGATTGGGCTTTCAGAGACGTTTCCTTCCGCATCTACGTCATAGATCTCTGGATCAAGGTTGTTTTTGATCAACCAATCACGTTGGATTTTTGTCATAGTATTACGTCCTAATTTGTCTTATAGGAGTAAGGAGCAAACGGGGATTCAGCGTATCCAAGACCAAGTATAGATTTAGGACTAGGGGGTTTTGCCATCTTAGCGGCTGACTCATTGAGAGCCTGAATGTATATACGGTTTTTAACCTCTTGAGGAAGGCTGTTCCATTGTTCAGTTGGGAATTGACTAGCAACAACCGCTTTTGCTTCTTTGACAAAAACGCTTTCACCTCCAACTCGTTCAGGTTGGATATTTAACTCAGAGGCCACCGCTTCATTAAACGGACTTGTCAGCGTTTGTGGGGCACCATAAGCAGAAGCACCACCTCGACTTTCTAATTCAGAAAGACGCATTCCGGTTTTACGGAACTGCTCACGAGGTGTCGGTGGTCCGTACATATCAGGTTGAGATGCAACCTCTTTTGCAATCATATCGGCAACCTCTCCTCTTGGTTTTCCACTCCCTCTTCCTACCATTGGATCTCCAGGGGTTGCAGCAGGAGCTTTAGGAAGCGGCTTTGCGGTTGTAGCACCGCCTTTTCCACTAAGATCAGAATCGGATTGAACACCGAATTCTTTGTAAACATCATTTTTATATTTAGCGGCTTCAGAAGGTGTAACCCCTGGTCCAAATCTAAATTGATATTCTCCGCCTGATTCTGAAAAACTAGCATCTAAAGGTTTTGGTTCTTTTTTTGAAACAGTTATGTTTTCAATCAAAGAAGGATATTTTTCAGCCAGTTGATCATAACTTCCGTATACAACAGACCCGCTTGGAGTCACAAGTTGCATTTTTGTATCCTGTTCTTTCTTGAGAGCTTCTTTTGATTTCTCTTGGGAATATATAAACTCAGTTGTCTCAACATCTGGATCTCCAAGTTTAACCCCTCGACCAGCCAGATAACCTCGCATCTCTGTATCTTTCCCTTTAAGAGCGTTCATGCGTTCAGCATTAACCTTTGCTTGAGCTGACCTTGCAGACGCCATTCCAGCCATTGTTGCTGGATCAAGCGGGCCAACCATATCTTCGTCCTTAAGAACCATCTCAATTCCTCGCGCTTTGCGGGTTTCCTCAATAAGACGCGCTTCGGCTTGGGCTGCGTTTTCGGCAATACGATCTTTAAGTGCTTGAACTCTTGCAGCTTCTGTTCTTGCAATCACTCGCTCTTCTTTTAACGCATCAATATCCTGCTCCATCAACGCCCGCTTCGCATAGTTCCGATTCCGGATATCCTCGTTGGTCCCGGTGAACTCGCCGGCAATACCACCGGTGAGCATGGAGAGACCCTTCATAAAGGGGTTGACGCGCTGATTGGCCTGCTGTTGAAGCAAGGCTCTGATCTTGTCCGTTTCTTCTCTGGTAGCCATAAGATATAGTTTTTAACCCTGCAACGACCGCATCGCACCCCGTCTCCTGAATCCGCTCATGGCGGCATTCATGATCTGATCGGGATCGTAGTTGATGTATCGGTACTGGTCCTGTTGTTGTTGGGAGTTGGCCAGCAAGTCAGCGTAGAGCTTGGCAAAAGGATCGGCCTGACGATCGGGTAGAGGAACCTCTTTGGTTCCCTTGGTGGGGATGACGGTTTCGCGCCTTACGAGAGGGGTGACTGGCTCCCTAGTGGGAAGGGGAGTTCCGGTGTAGGTACCAGTGCCAGTGCCGGGACCAGTGATTACTCCTCCTGGCTTTGTTCCACCGCCGGGAGGTTGACCTCCTCCAGTGGGAGGGTTTACAACAGGAGGCTTAGTGGTACCTTCGCCTGGAGGTTTTTCAGAACACCTGCCGCCTACACAATCAAATTGCTGTGTTCTATAATTCCACTTATAACCCTCTTGATCAGTACCAAACAGTTCTCCAGTTTTTGGATCACGGTAATCTGAATCATCTTTGCCTTTGCCTGTTGGATCAAATACTTCCCAAGGTGAATCCTTAAACTCATCACCCGGTTTAACTTCCGGTTTTGGAACATAACCAGGAGTAACATTAACACTACCACCAGGACCAGCACCCCTAATATCAGGACCAACAGATACATCTCCACCAGTGTTATCAAACCCACCTACGCTAGTAGTTGTAGGTTCATCCGCTCCAACTGATTGATATGATTCAACTGGTGTTGGTGTTACTTGAGAAGTTGAAGGCGCGGTGTTGACTCCAAAATTAAACTTCTGAGGTACAACTCCTTTATCTAAATCTTCTTGAGATACTGAATACGCACTTGGGCGTATAATTGTATCCCTAATATTGTTTCTGTCAGCATAGAGAACATCTCCATTCTCCATTTGCCCGATAGGTATATAATCCGGAATCGTTCTTCCCGGGATTGAAACCGGTTCTCCACGAGTCACAACACCTTGAGGAACAGAAGGTGTTTGGCCTGCAAAGTCAGAGGGGTTTGCATCAACCACTCCGATTGTGCCACCAAGATCACCGGGTGGAACGAGACCTGTAAAACCATATCTATCCTCAGTCTTCGGATCCAGCGGGGTTCCGATTCCTGTTCTTATAAGCGCATCCTGCTCATCCGTATTCCCAATGTTGATTCGATCAACAGGTTGATCTCGGATGTTGTAATCGATGTTTCCAAAACCTACGTCTGAAGGAGCAGCCTTAAACTCAAAAGCTCCCGTTCTCCAGTTGTATGGAGCTTCTTGTCCATACGCATCGGTGCCATAAAAGTCTGTGTCCCCAATTCTAACACCTGCCATTCCTGGGACTAAATCTCCCATTTTTAATCCAGGGAATCCCGGGAACTCATCTACGGCATTGGCCTGATTCAGATCTTGAATCAGATTATCGATTGCTTCAGGCATATATCAGTTTTTGGGGATTATGCTGTTGATTCGAGCTATCATCCAGTTGGCCACAAGCTTCTTTACCTTCGGCTTGTCCTTGAGCCACTTCGCGAACTTCTCGGCGTTGCTGTCGTAGAAGCTCTTGAACCACTTGGGTCCAACGAGTTCCTTCCAGAAGTAGAACGCCTCCCACTGATCGGGGATACACTCACGAGCAACGAAGCATCCGCCGCCGCCAAGCCCGAAGCCCGCGTAGGATGATCCAAGGTTTCCAATCGCACCAGCATATCCTTGGAACTGATTCATGAAGGAGTTGTCTTGATCAGACTTGTATTGGTTTTGAGCGTTGGTCAGCGCAAATCCGGTTCCCATCTTCATCAAGTCTGCGGGGCCAGCCATCTGCATTCCCTGAGTATACTGAGGAGAAACAAACGGAGTGGCACCCTGTTGAAGACCCCCAAGATTTGCCGCTTGCCCAACAATCGGCTGGAGTCCCAGGGCGGATTGGACGTTGGCAATGTTCTGCTGGCGACCGGACAACATCTGCTGTTGCGAAGCCATCTGGCCGGCAAAGCTCTGTTGCGCCGCGGTGTTCCGCTGGCCGGTGGCCGCGAGGATGTTCTGGAAGGCTTCCTGTGCGTTCCGATTGGCGGTATCGCTTGTGCTTTGACCGCTCTGAAGCAAGCCCATTGCAGCGTTCCAGCGTTGAGAGTTGGCGTTTCCAAGAGCATCTTGAATTGCGATCGACTCACGAAGAGCCGAAGGATTTCCAAGAAGATTGCCAATGGAACTTCCGCGAGCGCGAGCAGCCTGCTGAACTCGTCGCTCCATGCTTGGATCCAGAGTGCCAACTTGAGAAAGACCCTGCTGGATCTGACGCTCAAGCTCGCTACGGATCAACTGAGAAGCCCCGGTATCCTTTGGGGCACCAGGAATTCCAACGCTCTCGTAGGTGGGCGAGTCTATCCGCGTATCCGGAGCGGCGGCATCCCCCTTAACATCGCTGAGGAACTGTTCGTATAGATCGAACTTCCGAGGATCAAGAGCCTCCAGCTCGCTTCGACGCTGTTGGGCAAACTGGGTTCCATACTGCTTTGCAAGGTCAAGCTGCTTGCCCGCAAGCTCAGGTGCAATAGCAGCAGCGGCCCTAGCAAATGTTTCAGCTATCTGAAGATCGCCAATGGGCTTAAAAGTGCCATCTGGTTGCTCACCACTAAAATCATACGTCTTGCCATCGTATGTAATTTTAGTTCCAAGCCTAGCGGCTGCATCCAATGCCCGTAGCTTTGGAAAAGTTTCAGCGGCTGCTTCTACGGCCTCTCTATTAGCGGCCCCTAAATCAGGCGCATTATATTTTTTGCCCATAAGTAATCCTTTCGTTCATCAACAGTTTGAAATATCTTTTGAAATCATACAAACGCGGAATGTTGTTGCTTAACCCGCCTAGCTTAGTGACGTTTTTAGAGCAATGAGTCATCATAGCTAACCATAGGGTTTGTACAGCATATTTTTCTGTTCCAATAACAAGCTCAACCCACGCGATGTGACCATCTGGATGGTTGCTATGTAAGTCTTCAGACTGCTCTATGCAATTTAAGAATCTAACCGCTGCTACCCCTACACACTTACCTTCGTCATTCTTAACAACCCAAAACTGTTTCTTGGCATTAAATATTCCAATCCAATTAAGAATCTGATCGTCAGTCCAATTGGAAAAACTCGACCAGTTCTCTCGCAGTAGCTTGGCCGCTTCGATGTTTGTTGGATGCGCGTTCATTGCTGAGGTCTGACCGAATCAACGAAGCCAGAGAGAATGGTGGATTGCAGAGACAAGCGACCAGCGTCTGCGGTTACCTTGAATTGCAAAGTATTCCAACGGCCTTGGCTGATCAGGTTGTAAGCCTTCAGGAACTTCTGGCTTGAGGTGATTGCCAGCGCGGAATCGAGAGTCACGAATGTGTCCGACATATCCTTGGCCAACGACACTGCGGCAGTCGTGGTGGCGGTGGTGTACGGGTTATCGAAGGCGAACTGGACGCTGTACCCGATCTTGTCGGGGATAGGTTCGTTGAGGTTGTAAGCCTTGGTGATCACCGTGGATTCGTAATTCGCACCGCCATCGGTGTACGCGGAGCTTGAGACCGGAGACAACCGGGTGTTCGGGAGGTAATCGTTGAATGACCAGACCTGGCCCGCTCCCGCTGACACCGAGATGATGTCGCCGGCAAACATGAGGACGGGTCCAAATGTTGAGAACGAGGTTGGAATGAAGTCGTTTACGATCCAGTTGTCCCAGTAACCAAGCCAAGAGCGGGCCAATGAGTGGTAGACGATGACCGCGTTGTTCTCGTTGAGTGCTCCTTCGAGGGCGATATCGAGGCTGTTCTCGGTCAGGAGCGCGTACTCGCTTTCGATTCCAAGGATCGCTGGTTCTTCGGCAACGAACGGAACTGCCAACAAGTATCGGTTGTTCCAGAATACACCGTCGCAGAGATCGAGCTTGGTCTTGTCGATGCGACTGATGAGGTCGTTGATCGGGCTGGAGAGCGCGAGACCTACGCTAGTCTGGGTACCGGCTTGGATCTGCTGGAGAGATCGGACGCCATCTCGGGATAGGAAGAATACGTCAGGACCAACCGCGGTGATGGACCGGTGCGATGAGCAGCCGATATTGCCGCTGATGAGTGATATGGTCCAATCGGCAGCATCCTGCGAAGGATCGGCATTTACGCTCCAAATAGAGCGTTCCTTGAAGACGATGAGTTGATAGCCGAACCAAGAGTAGAGTCCCTTGATGGGATCGCCATCGCCACCGATCCGAAGAGACCCGAGAGGATCCCAGGATTCTCCATCGAGGATATCCGAGAAGTAGAGGGTATCGGGCTGGATGGATGTATCCGCGGAAACTGCGAACAACCGATTGGTATGGGTGGTTAGATAGATCGGCTTGGCAGGAGGCGTGAGCGATACAAAGGCTTTGGCGTGAGACGAGGCGGCAGGAGAAATAGTAATCGCTGGAGCGGTCGTATAGCCGCTGCCAGGATTGGTGATCGTTATGAATACGAGATTACCATCGTTGGCAACAACAGCGGTTGCCGTAGCCGTGATACCGCTGGGAGGGGCTGCGACGGTTATCGTTGGAATGGAGCCGTGATTCGATCCCTGATTGATGACATCGATGCGGCTGATTTTGCCGGCTGTGGTCGAACTGTTGAGGTTTGAGCTTGAGACGTATTTCAGCGTTCCGAGACCGTCCGAATAAAACAATTTGTCATTTAATTGCGCAAAATAGACGTAGGAAGCGGAAGCGTTGAGCGTTGATCCCGAAATCAGGTTGTAGGAAACGCCGGGTGACCCGTAGTAGAGGCTCTTGGTGGAGGTGCTAAGGTCATTAACAGCGATGACGAGGCGTTCGGATGCGGCTGTGTCGAAGTAGAAACCGGACAATACCGTCGCGTTGATGGGAAGATTGCTGCCGAAGTTGGAAGTCGTTGACTCCCAGTTGGTGATGATGTCTTCCCAGTTGGCCGCGATGCTGTTGCCTGCTAGTGAAACGGCTCCTAGACGAGTGACGAGATTGCCGAAGTCGTCGTAATCCATGTTGATGGCCGATTCCATGCTGGTTGCAGGAATGCCATCGGGACGAGTGGCTGAAATTACGCCGGTCGAAAACCCAGTGCTTCCATCCAGAAGCATCTGGTCATCGAGAGCATCTGAGGATTGGAATGGCATGGCGGATTACAGGATGTCTTGGAACGTGTAATCGTACAAGCTATCTGGGATGATGCGACTGATTTGCTGTTGTTGGCCGCGTTCCATGTCTTTCATGATGGAGACCTGGGCGGCTCCTTCTTGGAACTTGGCTTGGGCTTTACCGTACTGCCGGGAGTATTCGAGGAGATCGCCTTCAGTGTAGGCCATCAGAGCGTTTTCTACGCCTCGCAGCTCGAAGTTGGTATCGTTGGAGATGGTTACAGCCTCACCGAACTGCCGCATCTGCGACTGCTTCTTGGCGAGGATGAAGAGAGTTCCATCGGCATTGGGCGTGGGAACGAGCTTGATGCGGGGAACACCGGCCTCGCCATAAGCTCCACCGATCAATCGAGTCCAGTTAACGAAGTTGCCGGGGGTGGCTTTACGGCTATCGACGTTGTTCCAGGTGTTGGGATCGAGCTGGAAGAACGAGACCCATTCCGCGGCGGGCACTTCGAGGCCATCGGTATCTCCGGTGACCGTGAAGCGAATGGCTACGGGGAAGTCGATGAAGGTATTGTAGCCGGTCCCTGAAGCGTAAGCGGAGGCAACGTAATCCGAGAGGGTGATCATCTCATCGCCGGCGGTGACCGGATGAGAGATAATGCCGAGGGTATCGTTCCACAGGCAGGAATCCCAGATCATCGAGTAGCGGCGGATACAGAACTTCTTGGCCAACGCGATGGTGGCAGAGTCTGTGAACGACAGCTTGTCGCAAGCCGCTTGAGCCGCTTCGGAGGGTTTCATGCGAAGTATTCTTGCAAGATCATTGAGGAACTGACTCGGGCAGCGGAAGATGAGTTTACCCCTGCAACCACATCTGCATAGGTCTTGTTAACCCACATTGAAGGGAACGTAGCACCAGTTGCATACAAATGGATCCTGTAAGTAACAGCAGATGCAGATGCT